AAGGCTTTTAAGCAATCGGCAAAGACAGCAAAGAAGAAAAAGAAATGACCTACCCTCTGTCGCCAAACTTTACCTTAGAAGAAATGGTGAAGTCTCAGGTTGCGGAACGTAAGGGTATTCCCAACGCCCCAGAACTGCACCACATTGAGGCTATGGAACTGTTGTGTGAAAAGATATTGCAGCCTATCCGTGATGAGTTTGGTTCGTTTGTGGTTTCATCAGGGTATCGCAGCCCAGAGTTGTGTGTTGCTATTGGCAGTAGCCTGGACAGCCAACACGCCAAGGGTGAAGCGGCAGACTTTGAGGTAGCAGGCATAGACAACTATGACCTGGCAAAATGGATTGAGGACAACCTAGACTATGACCAGCTTATTCTTGAGTGTTATACTGGCGGTAACTCTGGCTGGATACATTGTAGCTACGTTGAAGGCGGTCGAGGCGAGTCGCTTACATATAACAAGCAAGACGGGTATACCCACGGGCTGAAGAAAGATGGCTAAGTCACCAGCATGGCAGCGCAAGGCAGGCAAGAGTAAGTCAGGTGGCTTGAACGCCAAGGGCCGTGCATCTGCCAAACGCCAGGGCATGAATCTAAAAGCCCCTGTGTCTCGTAAGCAGGCAAAGAAGTCACCCAAGGCAGCAGCTAGACGCAGAAGTTTTTGCGCTAGGATGAAGGGCATGAAGAAGAAGCTGACAAGCAAGAAGACAGCGCGTGACCCTAATAGCCGTATCAACAAAGCCCTGCGCAAGTGGGATTGCTAATAGAAGTGTTTAATTACTTTCCGTGATTCTCTTAGCATCGCCCTAAGCTGAGTCGATTTTTTACGTTTTTCCAAGTGCATAATGCTAGTGTGGTCACGGGCAAGTATCTTTCCCATTGTTGGGTAGCTGAATTTTGTGTGCCTGACACACAACAAAACAAATAGTTGCCTTGCATTAACATAATCAACCTTACGGTTATGCCTCCGCAATGATTGCAAATCAAAGCCGCTAACATAAAAAACAATTTGTTCGATTTGTTTTGCTTCCAGTTCACAGCAATAAACATCCCAATATCTGCCGTCAGCCGGATTATATTTCGTTCCACATTTCGGAAATTGAATTACGCTTCCCATTCTTTTGACCCTCCTGGTTTAGTTTAGTTACTAGGCAGCTTCCCCTTAATGAGTGGCAATAAATTTTTTTATCACCAGCAACAACCCACCCACCGTCTTTGATGTAGTATGGTTTGTCGCAGAAGCTGCATAGTATTTGTCTTGTATCAACTTTTTTTCTTGCCATTGTCTAGCAGTTCCAGGGCGATTGCACTGTAGCCTATGATGTCTATAAATGAATCAACGTGGTTACAGTTCACCCCATTTTCATCTGTTGCTGATAGCCTGGATAGTTTTAAGGCAACCATAAATGCACAGACTTGTGCCTCAGTCATCTTGTGGCCTGTAATCATAGACCCCATGTTGCTGATTTGCTTGAAGTTGTCATCAACCGCCCCATACCTAGACCGTTCCAAGAGTACGTCCTTGCAATGGTCTAAGGCATGAAAGGCAGTTTCCAAGTTAGAAAGGGACTTCATCATCAAGGGCAATCTGTGGCTTTGGTGCAGCCGGTGTTTCCATTGACTCAGCAATCTTACGCATGCCGCCCTGTCTTACGTTAGCAGCAATGCTTTCGCCGCTTGTGTAATCTTCTGCAATACGTTCACTGATGCTTACATCAATAGAACCATCCTCATTTGCAAAGACAGAGATTTGATGCCGTGTGTCCTTGCTTAAAACCACATCGCCTGGTTCCTTGCCTACATAGGGCTTCCAGTTTGAATTGCTATGGGTTGCTTTCTTGTCTGGGTCATTCGCAAAGCAGCGAATAGTTGTGATTTTTCTCAAGGCCATTAGGCTTCTCCTGTTGTTAGTTTATCTTCAGCATCAAGGAACAGCTTGACGATGTGCTGTGCTGCTTCTGGATTACGTTGTTTGATTTCTTGTATCTTAGGTTTCATAGACTCAAACAGAGTATGAACATTATTGACATGCTTCATCTGACGCAAGCGCGATTTCATATCTTGCCACACGCCCTTGTCGTGCTTCTCGTCAAGTTCTTCACGGGTCATTTCTTTGGGTGGTTCAGACGGGGCCGGAGATGCTTGACTTGGAGGGTCTTGTTTCTCGACAGCCACCGTCTGATTCTGTTTGATATTATCGTAGGCTAATTCTGCCTTTTGTTTTAGGTCATTATTTTCGGCTGTTAGTGTCTGTATAATTTCATTAGTTTTTCGCGGCACGGCTTCTAACTCGTTTGCCGATGCGTACTCGCCGCCAGACAAACCAAGACTAGATAATGCCCTTCCTATAGCAGACGTTTCAGCGTTTTCCAAGGCAGAAGTTGTGTTGACATGGCCTTGTCCTCTGATTTCTTCAGCCATGCCGGAACCAACTGTGATGCCATCCTTGTTTGTGACGATGGCTTTCACGACAACACGATGCCCATCATCCACAATAATCTTTGTGTCGATGCCAAAATCTGCACCAAGCACACGCCGGAACGCCTCGACACGATGCACAACTTGCAGGTACATCTTGCCGCCCTTTTGCTTGATGGCGTGGTCTTTGTAGTAATCAGCCACCACCGTCATCGCTTGTGTTAAATCAGTCATTGTCGTTTGCCTCCTCATTGTAGTCAGTAATCGCTTTCATAAATGACGCAAGCATAGTCTTAAGTTCATCCAAGTCTTTTTGCATGTGCGCCATGTCTTTTTCCATACGGTTCAACCGTTCTTGCGTAAAGTCGATTGCTTGCGCGTGTTCTTGTTCTACCTCAGTCATATTTACCCTTCCCTTTTGGTTTACCGGCATGAATCTTTTTGATAGCGGCAGATTGCGTGTAATTATTTTTTCTGATAACCCTGCCCATAGCGTCAGTCTTGTCATTGACTTCCGGTACCCTTAACGCTGCTACTATCTCATCCCTAGTCGGCACTTTCATTCTACCCTCCAAGTTTCCTTTGCAATTTGTAGTATCTCAGGGCCATGCCGCTGCGCTATCTCTGCAAAGTCAGGTGCAACCATACCAAACAGAGTTTTCCAATTACCATGCGCGGCTTTCATTAGGTTTTGGATAGTCATCCAACGCTGTGCCACTCTTTCATACGCTTCTTCTAGTGCGTCAGGCTTCAGCATGTCGCAGTTATCAGGTGTGCATAGGTTGTACCCCTCGCCTGTAACAAACAGCAAGGCTGGCTTGAGGCCGGTGCCTTTCCAGTACACGGCCTGCTGCGCTACCTGATTCCAGGTAGGTTCGGTCTTTGGTTTAGGTATACGCCAGGTTCTTGTGCCATCCTTCTTGGGCGGGTTCGCCATTGGCAGGCTGCATTTAAGGTCAATCTGTCTGGTGTCATCAGCGTAGTCCAAGAACATGATGGTAGGTATGTCCAGCCTATCGTCTTTGAACACGCGCTGGTATTCGCCAACCATCTCTACATTTTCACCGAAGTATTCTTCTACACCCTGCACTGCATGGCCTATCATCTCAGGGATGACTTCCTTGCACGCTTCAAACACTTCCATGTCCTTGCCGTTATCCCATGTGATTGGGTTGTATTGCATATATTCGGTCATGGCATGTCTTACTGCCTCGCCTAGCGGCATGCCTTCTTGCTGGCCTCTGACGGGCGAGTAGTCATGCAGCCCAAAGTAATGGTCGCAGCCTTCCTGCACTATCTGCCCTGCCCTTGGCTTCGCTGACATAGGAAACTGCATCTTGTGTTCTTTGCGAATGTATAGTTTGAACAGGTTTTCATAGGTAGATTGCGTACCACCTGATGCGCTGTTGTGATAACAGCCAAACTCTTTTCGATAATCGGGGATTTCGTATTCCATGCTGCCCTCCAAGCAAATAGTGAGGGGCGGGGTATAAGCCAACCATCAAGCTACCACTCGCCGCCCCTCTATCGCTGTTCCTTCTCTTATTCAGAGAGGTGCTACAGCAACTACCCTTGTTCTAGCAACCCATTGCCAATCTGTCAACACTGATATATGGTGTTTGCATGTATTTACAGGATTACATTAGAGAACAAAGACTTAGCATGAGGCGGTTTGCCAAGAAGTCTGGGCTTTCTGTCTCCGCTGTCTCTCGTCTAATAAGAAATGAACGGTTCCCCACGCCCGAAACTATGCGTAGGATATTTCTTGCAACGGATGGAAAGGTAAAAGCTGATGACTTCTTCAAACAATACCACGGTCAATGACTACGTTAACTGCCCTGACTGCGGCGGGGCTGGTGAATATGAGGTTGAGGTCGAGGTGATTGACCATGCCAATGGTGGCTTTATCAAGGGCGTAATGCAGACCTGTGATTTCTGTGACGGTGACGGTGAGGTGCATGAAGAAGATGCCGCCGAGTTTCTCATCCATGTGGAGTTTGAACAGTGAGGGATAGGCAAAAGGACGACTTTTATCCTACGCCTTTGGTTGCTGTCGAAGGTTTGATGGATGTTGAACAGTTCGATGGCGATGTATGGGAACCAGCTTGCGGCAATGGCGCTATTTCTGAACCTTTCTCACATTACCATAACGTCATTAGCACTGACCTAAACGACTATGGGTACGGTCAGTCTGGTGTGGATTTTATGATGGAGTCTAAACTGCTTGCGCCAAACATAGTAACGAACCCGCCATACAAACATGCCCAGAAATTTATTGAAAAAGCTATTTCTCTCAAAGCTGTTAAGCATTGCTGGCTTTTGCGGCTTGCTTTTTTAGAAGGACGTTCTCGCCGTGTCGCCCTATTTGACACCTATAAGCCAGCTAGGGTTTGGGTTTTCTCTCAACGCCTGACCATATGGCGCGGTGATGAAAAGCCTAGCGGCAACGGCACGACTGCCTATGCGTGGTTTGTGTGGGATGGCGATGTAACAGAAACAAAGGTAGGTTGGATATGACCAACGGACGCAACAAAGGGGCTTCCTTCGAGAGATTTATAAGCGGTGAGATTTTCTCTGCCCTTGGTGTCGAGACAAAAAGAGACCTCGAACAATATAGATTGGCTGGTAAGGGTGACTTAATTGGCCTGGATGGGTGGCTGATAGAGTGCAAGCGGTATGCAAACACGACAGCCAATAATATCCATAAGGATGCTTGGTGGTCACAAACGTGCGGGGCTGCGTTACTGACAGGCGAAAGGCCGGTTCTCATTTACAAGTTTGACCGCCAGCCGGTTCGCTGCGTTGTGTATCTCTCAGCTATCAACGAGGCTTTCTCTAATAAGCAGGACATAGCCACGATTAGCTTTGAGACATGGTGCATGTTAGTGCGGGAATCATTTTGTAGTTGACAGGTTTTTGGATTTTTATATAATCCGCATTAGCGGTGTTAAGCATAACAAGTTAAACATCACTTGTTGTGCCAACCCAAGAACCTATTGCAAAAAGAAAAGGGTGCCAAACTTGTTAAGCATAACTTGTTAAGCATAGCACCCATTTCTCTTTTATTTATTTTTCCTCAAGTTCGATTGCTTCCAAGGCCAATTCAATGACCTTGGTTATGCTTGTCTCGCCTAGTTCATAGGCTTGGATTGTGCGGCGTGATAACCCTAGCTTTTCAGCGAATGATTGCTGCGTATAGCCAAGAAACTCGCGCCTTTCTCTAAGTTCTCCTGGTGTCATTTCTCTATCCATCCCTTTTGTGATGCGTCTGTGATTGCAGCAATGCCCCATGAATCCAGCGCTTCGCCGTGTATCTTGTGCAAGACAAGGATTTGATGCCTTGCCTCGTCTTTTGTCTCACATAGCTGCCAATGGTCTTGGTATGTCGTTTGGTCTGCTATGTTGGTTGTGAATTTGATTCGATGAAATACTAGCTGCATGGTCTAGCCCTCTATTTCTACAAAATCATAGTTCATGAACACATCGCTGAAAAAATCTTCTTCATCAATGTGGTGCATATCTTTAGCTTCCCCTTCATCCCAGCCTAATATTACAAAGGTAAATTTTTTGTATATCTGGACGTTGCCTGTTCTGCTTTTTGCTGCTGTTATACGTTCCCAGCCATGACAATACCTTTCCAAAACTTTGATGTATTCCCAGCCTAAATTTGTTTGGTTTTTATTTCTTAGTATGTAAACCGCGTTTTTCATTGTTTAGCCCTCCATAGGTTTAATAGCGATTTGAAGCCCACTGACAGACTTTGGCCGTCAATGGGTAGTGTTTGTTGGTTTTGCCTGCTATGGGGCAAGGTAGGTCATTACAGCCCACCAGGTATAGCTTTGGCTATTCTCAACACCAAACAGCCAAAGCCAATCAATCCAGCCCATAAGCATAAGGCCGACGATAAGATATAGAACCGCGTCAAAAGCTTTTTGCGTCATTGTCTACGCCTCCACTGATAGTTTTTTGAACGTGCTGCAAGCCTTGTCAAAACCCACAAGGTCTATTGATTGCTTGAAATGCTTTTGGGTTATGTTTCGGCCTGTCTTTGTGTCTTTTAACTGGATGCAGTAATTCTTGGTGATGGTTTTATCTGTTAGGATAAGCCAGCCCTTGTAATAGTCTGCCTCAAAAGCTTCTGATTGCATGAACATTACGAAACCCTCCAATTGCTTGATGCCATGACGTATCGGTCAAAGAAGGCCTTTTCTAGCCGTTTATATTTGCTTGGCCTGCCGCCGATATACTGGTCAAGCCAGCGCCGTCCGTTTTTGTCTGTTCTGGCATAACGTGCAGCCAGCCAAGCATTGATTGACAGATATTTGTCGGCATTGATGTTGTGTGTGCGTCTCATTGTTAGCCCTCCTAATTAAGATTGATTAGCTGGATTTCACCGGCTTTGATGCGGCGCTTTGTTTCCTTTGTATCAATGCCAAGAAACTGATTGCGGTATTTGCTGGTCGTGACTGAATAATCCCAGCTATCAGCATCAAGAAAAATCTTGCGTTCGCCATCTTCAAAACAGGTTTTAGCAATCACTGTCTGGTATGATTGGAAATATGTTGCTTCCGACTCAAAGACGATGAATTGATTGGCAACCTTGTTGCCGTTGCTGCTGGTCATGTTAGAAACTTTAGCCATTGTTTAACCCTCCAAGGTTTTGTTTGCGTTGTCGGCTTTCGCCGCATGGTATGCCTCGCAAGGCAAGCCATGAGGCGGCAGGGTTGCCCCTGCCAGCCATAGCCTATTTGCCAAAGCGAATCCGCTTGAAATGCTTAAAGCTTTCCTCGGAATCAACGCCAAGGCTGATTGCCTTGGACAGTGCTTCATGCGCTTGCCAGTCTGCGTCTGTCCAGTCATCCATATCAACATTATCAGCCATATCAGATATAGCTTGCATGGCCTCGCCAATGCGGACGCACTCGCCAATCAGGTAGTCGATGCGGTCAATCTTTGCGGTGTTTGTTTTGAATGTAGTCATTGTTTAGCCCTCCAAGCTAGATTGAATCATAGGCCACCAGAACATAAAGGTTCCGGTGATACCTAACACCATGGGAACCAATAAGCCGTTGGCATGGTGAAAGCCTGAGACCGCAAGGCCAAGGCTTGCAAGCTGTAGCATTACGCCAAGCACGATTGAGAATGTGGTTGCTTTGTCGTCCATTGTTTAGCCCTCCAAGGTTAGGCGGCAGCTGTTAAGCTGCGGCCTTTGGTTTGCCAGGATGACAGGTCTTGCCGTCCTTGTTGCGAATAACTAAAAACAAATGATGGTCATCATCTGTCAGGCCAAGCTTGTCTTTCCAGAACCCGACAAACTGCGAAACGTGCCAAGCTGTTTCACATTCGGTTGTCACCGATGCGTTTGACCAATCTTGGTCACTATCAAACTTAACTGTAAATTGAATATTAGTCATAACTTAACCCTCCAAGGTAATTGAACATAACCAAGACCTAGCGCAGTATCCGCGCACCGTCAAGCATAAAAATGCACAAAACACAAAAAAAGTTTACACATGGCTGGCAAACCCTTACTGTGGCTTGTGTTGGGCAAGTGCTGATATTGCTTGGCTTTTGTTTTGAATGGGGTTTGTTTTGCATTTCAATACACGCACAAAGCACAGAGTCACCCGCGCTGCATTGCATGGCGGCAAGGCTATCACACAAAACCAAGTGTGGCAAATATGTCACACACTGTTGCAACAAAGACACACTGCATTGTTTCGGCAAAGCAAGGCATAGGGGGGCATGTTTTACGACCCACCACCCCCAGTCACGCGCGGCCTGCTTTATATATGTTAAATCCTACTATTCAACACACAGCCTAAGAGGAACCCATGACCAAGCTAACAAGGCAACGAACCGACATCATCTTATCCAGCATTGCAGACGGGCATAGTATTGTTGACGTATGCGAGGCTACTGGCGTGTCCAGGACTGCGTTCTACCAGCGTTGCAAGAAGGATGAGGAGTTTGCAGCGGCTGTTAAGGAGGCACAGCAGTATAGTGCGGAGAAGGCGCTAGAGGAGTTAGATACGCTGTATGGTGATGCGTTGCACGGTAGGAAGGATTACAACCCGAATGTGTTGCGAGACTATGCGCATCATGTGCGGTGGAAGGTAGGCAAGGTATTGCCTGAGAAGTTTGGTGAGGGTAAGAACCGCACTGGCGTAGAGGTCAGTGACGGTACTGTGCGGATATTGTGGGAGAGTGATAGTGGCACAACCAGTTAAGATACCTTATAAGCCACGGGCTTTACAGGCAGAGATGCACAATAGTTTGAAGCGGTGGAATGTGTTGGTGATGCACCGGCGCTTTGGCAAGACTGTCTGGGCAGTCAATGAGTTGATAAAGAAAGCCCTGACTTGTGACTTGCCAAGGCCGAGAGTGGCGTTTGTAGCCCCTACGTTTACCCAGGCCAAACGTATTGCTTGGGATTATGTAAAGTATTATGCAGGTGTCATTCCAGGTGTTTCATTTAATGAGACAGAACTGCGTGTGGACTTTCCTAATGGCGGCAGGCTGATGTTGTTGTCTGCTGAGAATCCAGATAGTTTGCGTGGTATTTATTTAGATATGTGTGCGTTCGATGAGTTTGGTATGCAGAACCCAAGGGTATGGGGGGAGGTTGTAAGACCGGCGCTGTCAGATAGAGAGGGTGCGGCTATATTTCTAGGCACACCGGCAGGGCATAATCATTTTTTTGATTTAATGCAAACTGCAAAGAGTGAAGTCGAGAACGGGTCTGACCAGTGGTACCACAAGACGGTCAAGGCTAGTGAGAGTGGGCTGGTAAAGGATATAGAATTACAAGCTGCCCAGGCGCAGATGACACCGGAACAGTATGAACAGGAATATGAGTGTTCGTTTACTGCTGCTATTATTGGCGCTTATTATGCGAAGTTACTTGTCGATGCTGACGACAACGGCAGGATAACGCGAGTTCCATACGACCCTATGTATCCAGTGCATACTGCTTGGGATTTGGGTATAAATGATTCCACAGCAATTTGGTTTGCGCAGATATTCCGTGGCGGTGCAGTTAATATTATTGATTACTACGAAAGCAGCGGTGTTGGCTTAGACCATTATGCTGACGTTCTTAATCAGAAAGATTACAATTATGGCGACCACCTAGCCCCGCATGACATTGAGGTGCGTGAACTAGGGTCAGGCAAGTCCAGGTTAGAAACGGCGTATACTCTAGGTATTAAGTTTAGGGTTATTCCTAAGATGAAGGTGGCAGATGGTATTAACGCAGCAAGGATGTTGATACCTAAATGTTATTTTGATAAAGAGAAATGCCATGAAGGTGTAGAGTATTTACGGCAGTACAGGCAGGAATGGGATGATAGGCGCAAAGTTTTTAGAGACCACCCGTTACATGATTTTACGTCACATGCGGCAGATGCGTTTCGGTATCTCGCTGTTGGCCTCGAAAATAGAAGTAACTTTACGAAACCTCCGCAGCAAGTTGCGGATATGGATTACAACCCTTTTACGTTATGAGTAAGTCTATTGATGTAGATGCCATCAAGTATTTGCTTGATTGGAGTGATTACCACGGTTGGTGGGGCGTTGAAGAAGTTGAACGCTGCATTAGGCCGCCTATGACCTTAGACCAGTACATAGTTCTAAGAGATAATTCTGACATGCCTATATGCTTTGCGACCTGGGCGTTTCCTAATTATGGGCAGATTGTTGAGTATACTGATAGCTTAGAGTTCCCAGAGGGCGGTTATGATGGTGGTGGTTCAGTACCCTGGATAATTGACTTCATTGCCCTTGGCGGCAAAAGAAACATAGCTATAGGTTTCAGAAAACTTAAAAGTGTGTTATCTAATAAAGGCTACAAAAATGCGTACTGGCTGCGCACTGAAACGCAAAAACTAGGCTTTCATGCACTAAGGAGTTAAAAATGGGCGGTGGATTACCAAGCGGAACACCAGGTAAAAAACAAGTTGATAAAGCAACTAGAGCTGCGAGGAAGGTTGCTGCGGAAGTTTTTGAAGAAACTATTGAAAAGCCCACTAAGAAGATAGCGGCTGAAACTTTTGATGTTGTGGTAGGCACTAATAAAGAAGAACGCCGTGCCATGCTGGGCGGCATGCCAACGCCAGAACCGGAAGTCACACCAGAGGTAACGCCAGAGGTTGTGCCAGATGAAACAATCCTTGCAGATACATCGCGCCGCCGTACTAAAACAAAGCGGTCAGGCGCAGGCGGTACTTTAATGGAAGGTTACGGTGTCGCTTATTCTACACCAAGCGCCAAAGCAGCAACAGGGAGTAGCGTATAATGTCTTTCCTAAAGCCTAAAGTTTATATGCCACCAGCCCCACCACCGCCACCACCACCAGCACAGGCCGGTGAAGAAGACACACAACGCGCTGCGGCCTTGTCTGAAGAAGCTGTAAAGAGAACCCGCCGCAAAAAAGGTGCTGGTTCTACAATTGTAGCTGGTGCGCTAGGCCAAGAGACTGGTTCTATGTCAGGTGGCACACCTACATTATTGGGGTAATACATGAGTGATTTTGTCAAAAGTCTGGTAAAGCGTTACGAGTTCCTAAAAAGCCGCAGGGATAATTGGGATACACATTACCAAGAACTAGCTGACTACATGCTGCCGCGCAAGGCTGACATTGTTCGCAAGCGTAGCCGTGGCGAAAAGCGCATGGAACTCATCTTTGATGGCACTGCCTTGCAGTCTGTTGACCTACTTGCTGCTAGTTTGCATGGCATGTTGACTAGCGGTGCTACCCCTTGGTTTATGTTAGACATTAAAGATACTGACTTAGGCCGTGACGATGAAGTGCGTGAGTGGCTACAAGACACCAGCATGCGTATGATGAGGGCTTTTGGTCAGTCTAATTTTGAAACTGAAGTCCATGAGATGTATGTAGACCTGGTTGTGTTTGGCACAGGCTGCATGTTTGCAGAGATAGATGATGGCAATCTAAGATTCAGTACCCGTCACATATCTGAGTTCTATGTTCAAGAGAACCAATATGGAATTGTCGATACTGTATTCCGTACTTATAAGATACCAGCGCGTCAGGCAGTGCAACGCTTTGGGTTTGACAACGTAACTGATTACATTCGTAAGATATTCCAGGACAAGCCTGATGAGGAAGTGGAAATCCTACATGCTGTAGTGCCACGGATTAACCGCGACCCTGATAAAAAAGACAACCAGGACATGCCATTCGCATCATTCTATGTTGATATGCAGACCAAAGGGCTGCTTTCTGAAAGCGGCTTCCAAGAGTTCCCATATATTGTTCCGAGATTTTTGAAGGCAACGGGCGAAACTATGGGGCGTTCACCAGCAATGGTTGCGTTGCCTGACGTTAAGATGTTGAACTTAATGTCTAAAACAATCATTCAAGCTGCACAGAAACAAATTGACCCTCCCCTTCTTGTTCCTGATGACGGATTCCTCCTCCCTGTCCGTACGCAGCCTGGTGGCCTCAACTTTTTTAGA